GGTATACGTCCTAATTGTACAGACAGTGTAGTAGAAGCAGGAGATGTTATACCTATACACGGTGGCTTTGATGGATACGTATATAGACAAGACCAAGGCGATACATTTGATGGTAGACTAATTCAAGCTAAGTATCGTAGTCCTGATCTTACCTTTGGAGATCCGGGCATTAGAAAACATATGCAAAGGGTAAATATAAACTACGCACCTGAATCAACTATTGACGCAGATATGTTTGTACGGTATGATTACGAAGATGCAAACTCCACACGACCTGCAGCGTATGCGTTAGATAGTTTAAATGTTGGTGGTGTATATGGAGCATCAGCTACCACGTATGGCGTAGCAGCCTACGGTGGTCCTTCATCACCAATCGTTAGAAAGTCAGTAGAGGGTTCAGGCTTTGCTGTAGCATTAAGAGTAGAAGATGGGTCTAATTCAACTGGGCCATATTCGTTAAAAGGATTTCAAATGGAGTTTCAATTAGGGGCTAGAAGATAATGGGTGCAACCTACACAAGACAATCAACTTACGCAGATGGAGATACCATAACTGCGGCACATACGAATGATGAGTTTGACCAACTCTTAGCTGCTTTTGCATCAAGTTCAGGACACACTCACGATGGTACAGCAGCAGAAGGTGGGCCTATTACATCGTTATTAGGTAATACACTTACCTTTGGTGCAGCTACTTCAGGTACAGACATTACAATTACCTTTGATGGTGAGAGCAATGATGGTGTACTTAAATGGATGGAGGACGAAGACTACTTTGAGTTCTCTGACGACATACTTGTAGCATCTACAGAAAAAGTACAACTTCGTGATACAGGCATATACCTATACTCATCTACTGATGGACAGCTAGATGCTATTGCAGATGGTGAAGTGGCTATTACATCCCCTATCGTAGACATTGATGCATCTACAGGTATTGCTCTTGATGGTGCAAACCTTAACTCTACGTGGACAGTTAATACAACAAATAAAATACAGTGGCGTGATTCTGGTTTGTACATTAATTCAAGCACAGATGGACAGCTAGACATTGTAGCTGACTCAGAAGTACAGATAGCTGCAACAACCATAGATATAAATGGTAACGTAGATGTATCTGGAACTCTTGCAGTTGCAGGTGTATTAACTGGAGCATCTTTAGATATTAGTGGTAATATAGATATAGACGGCATTACCAACTTAGATGTTGTAGACATTGATGGTGCAGTAGATATGGCATCAACACTTACAGTTGCAGGGGTAGTTGACATAACTGATGCGACAGATTCTAGTGACGCTACAGGTGACACAGGAGCTTTACGAACTGAAGGTGGAGCAAGCATAGCTAAGAAACTATATGTAGGAACAGACTTAGACGTAGACGGTACAACAAACCTTGATGCCGTTGACATTGACGGAGCCGTACAATTAGATGCTACTCTGACAATAGGAGCTAACGACCAAGGCTACGATGTTATACTCTACGGTGATACAGCATCAGCTAATATGACTTGGGATACATCAGCAGATGACTTGATCTTCAACGGTGCAGCAGGACTTATTGTACCTGATGGACAGTTTACTTTAGGTAGTACAGCAGTATCCGCAACGGCAGCAGAAATTAACTTAATTGATGGCGGTACATCAAGAGGTACAACTGCCGTAGCTTCAGGTGACGGTATCCTGATCAATGACGCTGGCACAATGAGAATGACTAATGTTGACACTGTATCTACATACTTTTCTAGTCATAATGTTGGTGGCAGTAATATCGTCACAACTGGTGCATTAAACTCAGGCTCTATTACGTCTGGCTTTGGGTCTATAGATATAGGCTCTAGTGCTTTATCAACAACAGGGTCTGTTACACTAGGAGCTACATCTTTTGGTGACAATGATATAACAAATGTTGGAGATATTGCCCTTGATTCAATAAGTGCAGATGGTACAGATATTAACTTAGCTGTGTCAGATAACTCCGCTACAGCCCTTACAATTAAACAAGGGTCAGATGCTTATCTTATAATTGATACAGCTAACAGTAGTGAGTCTGTATCTATTGGTACTGGTATATCTGGTACCGCTATTACATTAGGACACAGCACTTCAGAAGTAACAGTATCAGATAACCTTACAGTTACAGGTAATTTTACTGTCAACGGTACAACCACTACAGTTAATACAACTAACTTAACTGTTACAGATCCACTCGTTAAGTATGGTCAAGGTGCTACAGGTACTTCAGTTGACCAAGGCTTTATTGTTACTCGTGGAGATGGTTCAAGTAGTAACACTGCAAACAGAGGCTTTATCTGGGATGAGTCTGCGGATGAGTTTGCAACCATTGCAGCTAACACAGAAGCAGGAACTACTGCAGGTAACGTAACTATCAATGACTATGCACCGCTACACGTAGGAGCAATAACAGCAGATGATAACTCTACGTTCTCAGGTGAGATTGCTGCAGCATCTCTTGATATTTCTGGTAACATAGATGTAGATGGTACAACTAACCTAGACGCTGTAGATATTGATGGTGCAGTGCAACTAGACGCTACACTTACTATTGGTGCTAATGATCAGGGTTATGATGTAATATTATATGGTGACACTGCCTCTGCAAATATGACTTGGGATACCTCTGCTGACGATTTAATTTTTAATGGGGCTGCAGGTTTAATTGTTCCTGATGGACAACTAACACTTGGTAGCACAGCAATATCTGCAACTGCTGCAGAGATCAACCTAATTGACGGTGGAACTTCTAGAGGCACAACCTCTGTAGCTTCAGGGGATGGCATACTTATTAACGATGGTGGTACAATGCGTATGACTAACGTAGATACTGTGTCTACATATTTCTCTAGTCACAATGTAGGTGGCGGTAACATTGTTACAACAGGTGCGTTAAACTCAGGATCTATTACATCTGGTTTTGGTACAATAGATACTGGCTCATCAGCTATTACCACAACAGGTGTAATTACTGGTGGTACAGTAGAAGCTACTGCAGATACGTCTGCAGGTGATAATGCAGCAATAGGTTATACTGCAGCAGAAGGACTTATACTTACAGGTCAAGGTAGTACCTCAGATATTACAGTGAAGAATGACGCAGATGCTGTAGTGTTTACTGTTCCTACTGGCACAGATGACATACTATTTCCTGATGGTGCAAAGGCTATGTTTGGTGATGCGTCTGATTTAAAAATATCCCACGATGGAAGCAATAGTTATATCTATGATACTGGAACAGGTGGACTATATATTCAAGGTGATACATTTGTTTCTATAGGTAGTCCTAGTGGAGAGACAGGTTTAACATATACAAAAGATGGTGCGATTGCTTTACATCACGATAATAATTCCAAACTTGCCACTAGCGCAACTGGCATAACAGTCACAGGAACAGCCGTTGCTACAACTGACACAGATACATCTAACTCAGGAAGTGTCACACTAGACTTTGGTGCTAATCAAAACTTTGTACTTACACTTACAGGCAACGTAACTCTAGCTAACCCCTCTACTGAGCAAGTAGGACAATCAGGGTTTATAGCGTGTATACAAGACGGAACAGGATCACGAACATTGTCTTTAGGAACAGATTATGAAACAGCAGGTGGATCAGGTATTACTCTAACTACAACAGCAAGTGCTACAGACCTCATACCTTACGTAGTTATTGCAGCCAACCGTATTCTACTTGGCACACCACAGTTGGCGTTCTCATAATGAGTGGTCCTTTTGGTGCATCACAATTTATGTATGCCACAGATAGTGGGTTTTATCCTTTTGAGATAACTAATTCTCTTAGACTTGATTATGTAGCTGAGTCTCGTTTAAAAATGACACCTAGTTCTAGTCCTACTTCAGCTCAAAAATTTACTATGAGTTATTGGTTAAAAAGAACTCAAATTAGTGCAAGTAATACAAGAACTTACTTTTTATATGCACCTTACTCTGGCGGTGATGGTAGTAATGAATCTCATTGTTCTTTTGACGACAACAATGGTAACGGAGGATCTTTTAGAATATACGATAGTGGTACTTCTAGAGGTTCTTTAGTATCAGTGTCTAAATTTAGAGATAGTGGTGCTTGGGTTAATATTGTATGTGCTGTGGATACAACTCAAGGAACAGCAGGTGATAGAGTAAAACTTTATATTAACGGTGTTCAATCTTCGTTTACAGGAACACAGCCAGCACAAGATGTTACTTGGGGATGGAATGGTACTACTGAACATTGCTTTGGCTCATATAGAGATTCTAGTGGAAGTTTTGGTGATTATTACGTTGCAGACTTTAATATGATTGATGGACAACAATTAGCTGCGTCATCATTTGGAGAATTTAAAAATGATATTTGGGTTCCTAAAAACACATCAGGATTAACTTTTGGAACAAATGGTGTAAGGCTAGAGTTTAAACAAACAGGAACAAGTGCTGATAGTAGCGGAATTGGTGCAGACACAAGTGGTAATGACCATCATTTTTCAGTAACAAATTTATCTGCACACGATGTAGTTTCTGATAGTCCAACTAATAATTTTTGCACTATGAATTCTGTAGACACAGACCCTGACGTAACATTTTCTGAAGGAAACTTAAAGTTAGCAGTTGGAAGTTCTCCAGTCGGAGGTGTAAGAGGAACTTTTGGCCTTACTTCTGGAAAATGGTATTGGGAAGTATTTAACAATGATACTGGTAATGGAGTTGGCATTGGTGTTTTTGGTAGGACTGCTGCAATTACTGCTTGGCCTTCTATTGTTAGTGGTACTCTTTATATTACTGCGTTAAAAAACGTCAATGGCACAGAATCTTCATATGGTGCTACTTATACTGATGATGACATTATTGGTGTTGCTCTAAATTGTGATGATGGAGAAATTACTTTTTACAAAAACAACGCATCACAAGGCACTCTTTCTACAATACCTACTACATCTTTTCCTGCGTGGGCTGATGGTGCTACTTCTGCAAGTGCAACTGCAACTGTTAATTTTGGACAAGATAGTTCATTTGCTGGTGCAGCTACGGCACAAAATAATACAGACGGAAATGGTATAGGTGACTTTTACTACGCACCACCAACAGGTTTTTTAGCTCTATGCACATCCAATCTTTCTGCCCCTGCCGCAACCATAGACCCAAATCAAGGGGGTTCACCTCAAGATTATTTTCACACAAAATTGTATACTGGTAATGGTTCCACTCAAAGCATTACAGGAGTTGGATTTCAACCAAACTTTACATGGATTAAAAATAGAGGGCAACATGACGATCATGCTTTGACAGACAGTGTACGAGGCGTAACAAAAGAACTAAGTTCTGATAATACTGATGCTGAAATTACAAACGCAGATGGTTTAACTGCTTTTGGAGCAGACGGATTTAGTTTAGGTGATGACGATATATACAATACAAGTAGTGAATCTTATGTATCTTGGAATTGGAAAGCAGAAACTGCATTTAGTAATGACGCTAGTGCAACAGGTGTAGGTGCGCTTGACAGTGCAGGAACAATAAATACTGATGTTGGTTTTGCTATTATTGGGTACACAGGAACAGGTTCTGCAACTACAATAGCTCACGGATTAGGAAAAAAACCTCAATTTATTATAGCAAAAAATAGAGAGGGTAGTGATAATTGGCGTTGTTATGCAGAATCAATAGGAGCAGGAAAAAGACTTCAACTCCACGATAATTCCGCAGAAGGTTCTTCAAGTTCTACGTGGAATAATACTGAACCAACTACTGCTGTTTTTAGTGTGGGATCTGCTGATGAAACAAATCACAGTAGTGAAGATATGATAGCATATTTATTTACAAGTATAGATGGCTATTCAAGTATTGGTGAGTATAAAGGAAATAATGACGATAATGGCACGTTTGTTTATACTGGGTTTAGACCAGCTTTTATTTTAATTAAACGAACTAGCTCAAGTGGTGATTGGTTAATTTATGATTCTAAACGAGATGGAGGAAATGGAAATAACGCTGTTTTATATCCAGCAGAAGATATTGATGAAGAAAATCAAGCATCTCGTAGAATAGATATATTAAGTAATGGATTTAAACCTCGTACAAGTAACTCAAATTTAAATGGGTCTTCTGATTATTTCTATTACGCTATTGCTGCCCAACCCTTTAAATACTCTAACGGTAGGTGAGAAAACAGTATGACTTGGAAATATAACAATGATAGAATTATTAAAGAAGGTAAGCCTTGGCAGGATGACGAAGGCATAAAACATCCTTGGTGTTGGGCTAGATGGGATGACGAATATAAAGGCTCTAAAGGTCTAGTTTGGTATGAGGATGAAAAACCATGAGTAAAGAAAACAACAGTTGGCATCTCAGTAAGTCTGTGCCTGTAACACTTATAGTAGCACTTGTACTGCAAGCAGCCGCAATCGTGTGGACTGTATCACAGATGCAATCTAGCATTGAAGCTAACGCTACTAATATCATACGACTAGAGTCACGAACAGAAAAGCTAGAGCTACTCGTACAAAACCAAGCTGTAGCTTTAGCACGAATAGATGAGAACATAAAAGCAATACGAACTCACGTAGAGCGTATAGCATCTAAGGATTAAGGATAAAAACGAATGGCAATGAAAACCTTATCAGACAATAGAGCTACAATATTATCACGTATGTTTAATATTAATACGCCTTTAACTGAGATAGATGTAGAAGAATTAATGAGCGACCCTGTTGTAGCTGAAAGAATGAATGTTTATGAGCAGTTTTTAAGTGGAAAACCTTTTCAAGCAGCCAAAGGTGGATTTATTTTTTCTCCTGATGAGTTAAGTGATCCACAAGTTAAAGAAGAAATGAAAGATAATCCTGAGTTTTCTGAGTTTAGTGTAGATCAACAAGCTGCTACAGCCAACAAGATGCAACAAAGGTTTCCTTTACCTCAAAACAATCGTAATGTTAGAGGTTTTCAAACTGGTGGAGCAACTACATCTGCTGTAACTGAACTTGTAGCTCCTGATCCTGTAGAAGTAGAAAGAATACGTAAACAACAAGAAGCTTTACAAAAACTAGCTACAGATCAAGCTACTACTATATCTAACGTATATGGTGATCCTTCTAAAGTTATAACACCTGCTACTGTAGCACCTATTGCTTCAGGTGCAGATCAAACTATTGCTGCAGGAACAGGGGCTGTATCAGGTGCTGCACCCTCAGTTGCTACACCTACATCAACTACTACATCACAAGTAACTACACCTGTTGCTCAAACACCTCAAGGAATTATGACAGCAGCTACTGCTGCACCTGAAGTAAAAACTGCTACCGATGCTATGACGGCAGCACAAGGAACAGTATCTACTGGAGCGCAAGCTGTAGGACAAACAGCTACTACTACAGCAGTATCTGATTTAAATGCTGCTCAAGGTACAGCTACACTAATGAATAATCCTGTACAACGTAGTATACAAACAGGAGAACTTGTTAGTGGTGCAGCAAATGCTGCTACTGCCTCTGCTTTCAGTGAACAAGTACAAGCTGCTACTGCAACCCCCTCTGCTCAAGCTACTGTACAAGGACAACTCAATACACTTATGGATGACTTTGAGGGTGGAGCTACACCATCGTGGGCTGCAGGGGCTATGAGAGCCGCTACAGCAGCTATGGCACAACGTGGGTTAGGTGCATCTAGCATGGCTGGACAGGCTATTGTACAGGCTGCTATGGAAGCTGCACTACCTATAGCTCAAGCTGATGCACAAATAGTTGCACAATTTGAAACACAGAACTTGTCAAACAGACAACAACGTGCTATGCTTGCAGCACAACAACGTGCTACATTTATGGGCATGGAGTTTGACCAAGCATTCCAAGCAAGAGTACAGAACTCTGCACGTATAGGTGACATAGCTAACATGAACTTTACTGCAGACCAACAAGTTGCACTAGAGAATAGTCGTGCAGTAAACACTATGAATATTTCTAATTTAAATAATAGACAAGCTAATGTAATGGCTGAAGCTGCTGCTCTGTCTCAGTTAGACATGACTAATCTTTCTAATAGACAACAAGCTGCAGTTATGAATGCACAAAACTTTATGCAAATGGATATGCAGAACCTAAGTAACGAACAACAAACTGGAATGTTTACTCAACAATCTGTGCTTCAATCTTTGTTTACTGACCAAGCTGCCATAAATGCAGCCAATCAATTTAACGCTACATCAGAGAATCAAACTCAACAGTTCTTTCAAAGTCTAGCATCACAAGCTAATCAATTTAATTCAACACAAACTAACGCTATGGCTCAGTTCGATGCCGAAAACTTGAGTACACTACAAAGATTTAATGCTGAACTAGAGAATCAAAGAGATCAGTTTAATGCACAGAATGCTTTAGTTATAGCACAAGCTAATGCTCAGTGGAGACAAAGTGTTTCTACTGCAGATACTGCTGCACAAAATGCAGCTAACTTAGAGTTTGCTAGAACTATAAATGGATTAACTGGTAACGCTATAGATCAGATATGGCAAAGAGAAAGAGACTTAATGTCTTTTGCTTTTACTGCATCAGAAAGTGCAGCAGATAGAGCAGTTAACATTGCAATACAAAAACTAAGTGGTGAACAAAAAGCAGAACTGTACGACAATATAGGTAAAGGAAAATTGTTTGGTAATTTATTAATGGGTGTACTAGGTAAAGCTACAGGTATTAACTACCTCACAGGTGGATCAGTATAATGGACTTTAATAAGATGTTTAATAGGGGTTATCAAGGACTTAACTCTATTGCAGAAGGTCTAACTCGTCCTGAAGGTGGAGGCGTTGCAGGTGTAGCTGATTCACTTATTCAAAGACTACATGGTAATTTACCTAAAAAAGGTGAAAATATACGTACAAAAGCTAGTACATTAATTGATCCTATTATAGATGACTCTGATCCAGAAGACGATAATATACTTGGTGGTAACCCTGTGCCATCAGCTTACAACGAAATAGCAGATACAGTAAGTGAGTTTGTACCACAAGGAGATACGTCTGTTGTACAAGATCAAGAAGAACTTGAAGAAAAAACGTGGGACATTCAAAGTAGTAATGGTAGAACATTTACTGTAACACAAAATGATTTAGATGTATTAGCTAGAACAATAGCTGCAGAAGCTAGAAGTGAATCTGTGTTAGGACAAGCAGCAGTAGCTCATGTAGCTTTAAACAGACTTGTATCTCAACACGGTGGTGAAGAAAATCTTACTGACATACTATTAGACGCTGAACAATTTAGTGCTTGGAATGTGAGTCAAGATTATACTGACATGAAAAATGTATATGTAAACAAAAATGATCCTGATTATGAAAATGCTAGAAACATATCTATAGCGGTACTTGATGGTAGAATAACTGATCCTACTTATGGATCTAATCATTATTACGCTAATAAAGGTAAATACAAATTAACTTCACCTCCTTATTGGTATAACGAAGAATTAAAAAGAGCAAAGACTAACAGATTCCAAATAGGAAATCATTTGTTTACAGGAAGAGCAGTGTCGTGGAATACAACTTACAATAGCTACGACTACAGAAAACAATTTGATACATACAAAGTAATACCTACAAAAAGATCTCAAGCACTAAGATGGGCTGAATTAAATAGTATGGACGTATACGATGAAAGATAACCCTCTCGTACCTAGACGAAAACCTAAACAACAAGATGTAGCTACATATCGTGTGAATGACTCACAAATTCAAGCTATAGAAGTAGCATCTTTTATGGTAGATTTACCTCAAGTAATGGAAGAAGATAATGAGTGATGAAGTAAGACAAAAAATATTGACTGCTCCTGTACCCGGTATGTCATGGACAAGCACAGATAGAAGAGTATTCCCTTGGGAAAATCCTGTTGTCTATACAAAAATAGATGAGGTAATTAAGTACCACTTATCTAAACTTAATGAAGATCAGGCTATAGAAAGTACAATAAAGTTAGCACAGCTAGGGTTTCCACTTATGGCGTTAACTAATACTATTCTTACAGATGCAGTATCAGATGGCATACACACTATAGACAGTAGTGAAGCTGCACGACCTGCTATTTTTAAACATTTACTTACAACTGTAGAAGCAGCAGGAATAGATTTTAAAACTGGAATGGAAGAAGACAATAACTTACAGAACCAAGCTGAAGTAGATCATCTTGAAGCATTAATAGAAAAACAACTAAATGATTTACCTGATGATGTACCCGATATGGATGAGTATGTAGATGAAGACAATTTATTTACTGACGCACTTGATTATTTAGCTGAAGGTAACTTTGACTTTGATCAAACTGAAGATTTAAATCCGGGTTTTTCTGATCCTCCTCCTATAATGCGTGATAGAAATGATGAAATGGACAGACTTGATGACCTCATAGAAAAAAATAAACCTAAGATAGATGAGGCTGCACCACCAGAAGAGGGTGGTCCTTTTAATCCATTTCCTTTAGGTTCAGACGAGAATCCTATAATGGCAGAAGAAAAACCTAAAAGAGGTTTAATGAGTAGGGAGACAGTATAATGGGAGCAGGTTTTTTTAGTGGATTAGGCGATGTTATTGATACACGTATTCTAGAAAATACAAAGTGGACTCGTGCTAATTACACAGACAATAAAAATAAAGCTACCAAGATGGGTGCTGCTATTACTAAAAATTATAACGAAGAGGTAGAAGATCTAACTGATATTTTGAATAAAGCTAGTGCTTTAAATATTCCTAAGAGTGCATTACAAGGAGCTTATAAAGATGGAAAAATGCCGGGTTTAAAAACCTTTGTTAATACTGTAGCAAAAAGAGATGACCTTACACCTAAAGACTTTCAAGAACTGTACAAAGCTGCAAGTGCATATGCAGACGGAGCAGACGTAGATTTTAATGATGCATTAAAGAGAGCCTTAAATGTTATACCTCGTGGAGGAAGTGCAAAAAACAATAAAGCTTCTTGGATAGCTCACATGATTGGATTAGGTAGAGTAGGTGAACAACCTATTACAGCTACTGGTCCTTTAGGAGAATTGAGTCAGTCACAAACTCAGGCAGCTTTTTCTAGCATTGGTAGTCCTTACTCTGGAGATACTACACTAGACGATATAAAATTTCCTGATGTTAGACTTGATCCTACTGTTCTTAATGCTTTTAATGAACGCAAAGAAAATAGTGCAGAAGCAGATCAAGAAAATCTTATAACAAGACTAGAGAATGTAGCTCTTCCAGAAAATGATTTAGAAAGATTAGGATTTAATCAAAAACTACAACAGCTAAAAAACTTAAATATATCAAGCGGAACAGGAATAGAACAGTTTGCTAATGTAATAGAAAGTATAAACAATGCAATACTAGAACAAATGAAAACAGTTCCAGAGTTAAGAAATCCTGATGGTAGTGTGCCTACATTTACGACACACGGAAGAGGTATAATGTCAGCTTACGATTTATTTGCAACTGCATATAATAGTGATCCAAGACTTATATTTGATAATGTAAATTACTCAACTTCTTTTAAAGAAAATTATAAACGATACTTAGATAGTCTGCCTAAGTTTAATTCTAGAGAAGAAGCCACAAATAAAATATCAAAAAGTGGTAACAACTATTATATAGGTATGTATCCATTACAAAGAACAGATGCAAATAATATTATAACAGATAATTTTGTATTTATAGGTGATGAATTAGTAATGGGATCTGCTTTAGTAAGAGGTTTTGATGGCTGAAAAAAATAATGAAAGTGCTTTAAATAATTTCTGGTCAAGGCTTACTACTAAAAATGTACCCAGTTACTTTAGAAAGTATGATGAGTCAAACTTAGCACTTAGAACTCAAGAACAAATCAATAAAGGTTATCGTGCTGGAACAACTGCAGGTGCTTTTAGAGGAACTGAAGAAGGTAAAGAAGCTTTTGGAACAGGTACACCTACTTCAAAAAAATCAAGAGAAGCTTTACTTAGACCTTTAGAAGAGCCATCTACAGATATTTTACTTGCTCGTTCTTTTAGAAAGCCAACTGAATCAGAACTAGAAGAGTCTAGACAAGAACTTAACAGGCTTGCTGCAGAAAAAAGAAGAGAAGTTAATGCTAAAGCAGTAGACCCTGATACAGGTGAAATTGATTATATCAACACAGACGATGAAACAAGATGGTTAGGCTGGGAGTCACCTTCGTTTTTTGTAAACAGAGCAAAGAATGCGTTAGGTGTACCACTAGATGATTCAAATTTTGTAGGAACTAAAACTGATAGATCTCAACAAGCTTACTGGGATACTTGGGCAAGAGATTCAAATCAAGAATTAGATCCGGGTTTAAACTTATCTCACTTTAAAGACGATAGGTTGTATCATTATATAGCAAAAGCAGAATTTAATAGAACAGGGTTAAGAGAAGGCTTTAAAGATAAAAACGGAAACACTGTATCCAGAGAAGAAATAATAAACAACTGGGATAAAGAGGCAAGAGGAAGATACTTAGATAATACTTTATCACACTTGCAACAAAATGCAATGGTTGACTCTTACAATACACGACAAAGAATAGATGCTTATCTAGCAGATGTTCTTTGGAAGGAGCATAAAGGATCTATTGCTAGTCCAAACCTTACCAAAGAAGAAAAAATAAAAGCTATATTAAACGGTGTAGCTACTGTTGCACTTGACCCAACTACTATTTTTAGTGCAGTAATTGGAAGAGCAGCATCAGTTGCGTTTGGTAAAGCTACAGTAAACCGAATGTCTGCAAAACATATACAAAAATTTGATAGAAGGTTTAAGAAAAAATATAAAATTAATGACGATGATTCGATAGAAGATGCTATTAAAAACAAAACAAACATGAGTCAAGCAGCAAAGAATTCACTTCTTTTAAGATACTCTACTGCAAAAAGAAAACTTCAAAATAAGGTTGTAGACCGGGCAACTACAAGCGAAAAAAAGCGTATCTTCTGGGGTGTAACAGGAAGTGACGTATTAGCAACATCAACTGTTGAAGCTACAGGTGCTGGATTTGCAAACTTCACTGACCAATTAACACAAATGGAATTAGGATCTAGAAACGCTATTTCGAAAGGTGAGATAGGTTTACTAGCTGCATTTGGTGCGCTTGGCAGTGGTCCAATTGTAGCAACTAATATGATTAGAAGAGGTGGCGTAATTGAAAATGTAAAGCATCCTCTTATCTACGATAATTACTTAAATTTAAGTAAGCTACAAGATAATAAATTTGCTACTTTAAATATGAAAGAAGCTGTTGACAAAGTTCCTGCGGAAACATGGGATAAACTTATTGAAAGAATACAAGGTAATACATTAGTTCTTTCTTCTTTTGCTGACAAAGCAAAGCGAGGTGAAAGAATTTTCTTTACTCAAAAAGGAGAGAGAATAGAAGATGAACTTATGTTTTATGATTTATTTTTTAAAGGAGATGAAACTTTAGGAATAAGAGGTATACTAGATATATTTCAAGACTACGGTATCGGATACTCAAAGGGTGGTAGAGGTAAACTTACAGACGCAAACGGTAAAACATATCAAGATAACTTTAGTAACTGGACAGGAGATTTGCTGTTAGCTTTGCCTAAGAACGTACAAAAAGAATTACAAACTATGTTTGATGAATCTTTAGGTAAATTAGATATAGAAAGATTTAAAGGTAAAACTTTAAAAGAGTTTGTAGATTTAGATGCAAAACGAATAAGAAGTGCAGCACAAGTTTTGCAACAAAGAGGTGAGTTTAGAAACATTGCTTATGTTGATTTAGAAAGAGGAGCAGATCCAGAAGAAGCTATAAAAAAAGCTTTAGATGTACCCGGACCAAAAACTATAAACAGACTTATGAATGATGTTAATGTCTTTCAAGGAGGTTATATAAGAGGTTTGATATCTCACATAGGTACAACAGCACTCAACATTAAAGGTTGGCAGTGGTCAACATCTACTCAAACTGCTGCTGATGCTGTAAAGATGGGTTTGTATATGGGAAGATCAGGACTTGAACTTCTCGCTATGCGTGGAGATAAAGCTGGAGAGTATGCAACAAGAGCTAAGAACTTATTAAAAAGCAATAGTTTAAAAATGAGATCTTTGTGGGAAGCAGATACTACTTATGCAGAAATGAATCAGGTATTTGAAGCTAACCCTGAAGCGGTTGGAAATTTAGTTAAGTATTTTATTGGTGGTGTAGATAACACTCCTGCTGACATGGAAAAAGGTCTTTTTATAGGGGAAACACTAAGAAAAGCAGACGGTAAATTTTTTGATTACTTACAAATAGCAGCAGGTGCAAAGGCTGTAGATGTATTTACTAAATTTGTAGAGTTAAATTATGGACTTAATAAATTTGCTTTAAATAGATACGGTATGACACATCGTGAGTTATTAAATTCACCTGACGTAGTAAAAATATTACAAAGTGAAGAGTATGCTACAGGAATGTTACAAGCAGCAGATCAAGCAGCAAAGAATACATGGTCTAAAAAATATGGTGTATCAAAAGAACAAGGTGGTACACTCATACAACAAGTTGCTTTAATGATAGAAGGCATTAGAAGAGTTCCTATTTTAGGAATTGAATTACCTTTTGGTCAGTTCTTTAATAACACTATAGCATATATGGTAGAGCATTCTCCTATTGGCCCAATAAAATATTTATTTGACAGAAGTATGGGTAAAAAAATAGACCCTGCTGATCCTAACAGATTTATAGATCATTTATCTAAAAGTATTGTAGGCACAAGTATTATAATGCACTTTGCAAACAGTGAACAAATGGCTATGGACATACGAGATGGACTGAGTTGGAAGCAAGGTCGTGACAGAGATGGTAATATACTAGACAAAGCATATAAGTTTCCTGAGATTTTCTTTAAAGGAGCAGGTAGATTGGTAGCGTATGGTAGATTGGGAGTAACACCATCAGAAAAAGAACTTAGTGAAATTGCTAATGACGTAAGAGAAGCATTAGATGATCCAAATAGATCTGCATCGTCTATAACTGATGCGTTATTTGAAGCAGGTGGAGACATACAAGACAAGCTCCCTTTCTTTATGCAGCAAGAGTTTTATCAAAGTATACCTAGAGAACTATTACTTGATGTTGGAACACAATTAGGGCCAGCAAATTTATTTAGAGGTCTAGATAATACTCTTGAAGACGTAGGAAGAGCTTTTGTTGATGTGCTTACAGGAGAAAAAGGAGTAGCTGAATCTTTTATTAATGGTCTTCAAAACACAGGAAGCAAATCTGTTTCAGGAAGATACAGAGCTTTTGATATGCTGGATGGTTTTATTGAATTACAACAAGATGATCCTACAGTTAGATTTAAAAGTGGAGATTCCCAACACTATTGGACATTAATAACTTATACAGACAACATATTAAACTCTATGTTTGATACTAAACAAGCTCCTGTAAAAAGAAGTCCATTTAGATATAGAGAATTAAAAAGTAAATGGTCTAATGCTTATTTAAATGCGCCACCCTCGTCCTTTGAAAGGATAATGAATGAAGTTGGATACCCTAATTGGAAAGCAGGTATGCCAGCAAAGTTTAAAGAAGTAGGTAATACCTTAAACGGTTATTTATGGGATGTACTTGAAAGAAAAGCGGCTGTTATACAAGCTACTGAAACTTATATCCAAGCAAAAACCCCTGAAGATAGACTCAATTTAGTTAAAGCAGCAGTAGCTTCTGCCCAAACAGAAGTAAGACAAGACATAACAAAAGCATTTTCAGAACAAAGTGATTACGTTAAAGATCCAGTATCAGGAGATATTATAAAAGAGAAGCCTCACGATGAAGGAAGAAGACTTTATCTACTTATGACATTAGGAAACATAAAAGGGGTTAGTATTCAAGACATAAACAAAGAAGTTAGTAGTGCTGAAACCTTTGACGGAGAACCTTTATACATAAATAAAGATACAAAAGAGTCTATAACAAATGTTTATGATTTATCTAATGCACAACTCAATAACTTAATTATACAGTTTGATACTGACAATACACTAGACGCAGTAGACATAGAAAAAGTTAGAAAAAACTAACTATCTTCTAATATCTGTGTATCTCTTACACCACATAAACACTTCAGTTAAATGTTCAATAGCTTTATCTTTCTCTAAAGAATCACTCATAGTATCTTGTATGTATTCCTCTAAAGGGTCTAGCTTTTCAGCTACCCCTTTTATGAGTTTATACTTTCGATCTTTAATATACTGTTCTGCCTCTCTGATTATACTCATACTCCACACGAGCCTCCTTGACCACTGATGTCACATATGTCGTGAGTCAATACACCTTCTTCAAACTCTTCCCCTAATTTCTCAACTGCTTCACTGTAAGGTACAGACGTAAGCGGCTGACCACCACGACTGCCATCAGGGTAGCACGTAAACCCACGTAGCCTGTGGGCGTAGCTTGCTAAAGTATAAGCAAAGTCACGTACTGTATCTTCGTTGTTGAGTTTACTACCCCAAGCAGGAAGATTAATTGTAGAACTAATACTCATGTCTACATAGTCTTGTACGTCAGCTTGAAACTTTATCCTTCTTTCGTAGTCTGAAGCTAAGTCTAACGCACTCTCAACTTGTTCTGGGTCTGTACCGTAAAGATCAATGAGTTCTTGTGCGGCACTATCTACAACATATTGATAATGCCATCTCGTATTTCCTTTAAGATATCTCCTCTTATATGCCACAGCAAAGATAGGCTCAATGCCTGTTGATGTACCAGCTAGTATGCCGATAGATCCTGTAGGTGCTATAGCTCTATTCGCTACTGGTTTGGTAATAGATAACTTCTCTGAGAACTCCTTAGAGACTTTATCAGACTCTCCCCTATATACTGAAAGCCACTGGTGTAACTCAGGAGTGACCTCATATTTATATCCTTTTTTTATGAGCCACTCGTGTACACCCATAAAGCCTAGACCTAATCTCCTATTTTTAGATCTTACTTTATACACCTTATCGTAAGGTAGCTGTGCCTTTAACGTCCCACAGATAAGGAACATAGTGGCTAGACGTACAACATCCTTTAGCTCAGTAAGAGTTTCGATGCGTCCAAAGTTCAGTGAACCCAAGTTACATACATCACTATCGTCTTCACTTGTTACTTCGGTACAAGCGTTACGTAGTGTCTCATTCTCTTTATCAAAGAAGTTAAATGAGAATCCGGGTTCTGCTGTCTTCATAGCTTGTGTAACATTAGCCTCAAATGTAGGTCCAACTACACCAGTTTCGTAGTAGTTAAGCAACCATTTTGTATCGTAGTTTACTGAAACATTTGTCATATCTAAAGGTGCAGGGAAGTTAAAGTCTTCTTGCTTTATATCCCAGAGAGTTTTACCTGTACTACCTACAGGCATTGATGCCCAATCTTTAGCCTTCAAAAACTTATAGATGTCAGGATGTTGCCAGTTAAGACTAGCGTAGATAGCTGATCTTCTACTGCCACCCTGCATCACCCTTCTCCCAATCTCATTTATCATGTTCATCTTAGGTATAGGTCCAGATGCTTCGCCACCTGTCCTCTGTATTGGTTCGCCTTCTCCTCTGTAGATAGAGTAGTCTACACCTATACCACCACCTGTCATCAGACAACTCTCTGACTTCCAAGATAGGTTAGCCCAATCTTCTCGTGTATCTTCTTCAGCTTTGAGTAAGTAACAGTTATTAAAGAACTTGTTGAGTCTACCTGCGTAGTACAAGTAACGACCACCGGGAATAAACTTCATGTCTCGAATGTATTCTTCTAGCTGTTGTCTCTCTTCTTTAGATAGGTAAGCATCGGAGTTACCTGATGAGGCAGGGGATTTACATACATCTTCTACAAGAGTGTGAGCTAATGCAGCCCACGTTTCTGCTCCATCGTGTCTGTACTTCTGGTTGAATATGTCTTCTGAGAATTTAGATCTCAGCATAGGGTTTAAGTTAGATCTGTATTGCATTATCTGTTGTCTCCGCTTCCTTTAATTTTGCCTTGTCTCTTACGATTGTTTAACTTGTCCATGTTTACTTCTATAACTTCTTTGAGAGAACTCTTATACGCATTAGCTATAGCTGTAGCGTAGAATATTACGTCACCTAACTCTTTGACCATGTCAGCTTTTGATACAGACTTAGCATCACGTATAGTCTTCTGCATCTTACCTGCAACTTCACCTGCTTCACTCATCAAACCAAATAGATTTTCAAACAATCTCTTCTCTGGTGGTGTAATAATCATGTTCTCTACCCACTCACTGTAAGCAGTGAACTGATCTGTTGTATCATTTATATCTAACTTACTATCAAAGTACCCCATCTTTTGTAGCTCCTCATGTGTAATCATATTGTTACCTTTCTTGTATCTTTATATTAGTTAAAACTATATCATCAACATCATAGAATACATCCTCTACGAGTTCTCTTATATCTTGCTCGTGTCCACCTTCATACATAGATAGTATGTTAGCTTCCTCATCTACTTCAATTTTAAATACTACAGTAAAAGATTTCATAGCACATCTTTACCTTGTAGTACGTTGATACGCATCTCTGCGTAACGTCTAATTTTTTCTAAGTCAGTTATCTCTGACTCTACTGCATCCATACCTTCATATATTTTGTATCCTGCACGACTAGCATACTTAATTATATTACCAATCTCAAAAGTGAACCCATTCTGCATTATAAATGTTACTGGCTCTATAGAGTAACGAGTATAGTGAGAGGGTTCTTTTATTATGTCCTCTTCTTTTTTCTTTCCTGATAGATATTTAGGTACATCTACACTCATTTATCTTTCCTTTCAGTTTTTAGTACTATTCGTTTATGTTTAATTAGTTTCCCTTTTTCTTTTAACCATTCTTCAGGTATAACCCTGTGAGCATACTTAAAGTTATTCTTCTCACACCAATCTGTATATGTACTCTTAGCTCCTTTGTAAAGCTTTGCTTTAGCATTACTAAATATAAATCTAATGTCTAACTCTGGATGCTGTTGTCTTATACAAGTATGTTTGTGCCTATCTTCAGAGTCGAAGATTCCTTTGCTCTCTATTATGATTCCGTTGTCTAACAAAAAGTCTGGTGTGTAGGTACGATACCTCAAGTCTTCCCATTCTACTTTAAGTTGCTCGTATCTTACTTTGGTTTGTACCTCTTGTAAGAACGCAGCGATCTGTTTCTCAAGACCACTACGATACCTGTACTTACTGTGCCTACGTGCTTTTGGCATCTGTCTTTTCTTCAACAGGTTTCAGTATCTTTCTTAGCTCTGCTAGTTTTACTGTACCTGCTGCTTTAAGACAGTTAAGTTGATGGTCAAGTAGAGTTATAGCATTCTGGTTTATCTGAACCTCTTGCACTAATTTCTTTTGATCATCAGTTAAATCAGCCTCTTCATGTTTTACATTATCTATTGTAATTGATGTCATGCTACTTCCTTTCCTATTTGTACGTAGTCTATCATTGGTTTTTCTCTGGCAGTTGATACGAGTGAAGGCTGTGTCTTTAACGTAGGCCAACACTTATGTTTGTATGAACAGAAACTACACTCAGTACACAACTTCTTATTACCTGTAGCTTTTTTATAGAATGTTTCATTTACTGCTTCATAACACCTTTCAAAAGGCTCGTCTTTATCTAAGTAATCATACGTGTCTTCAATGTTATTAATTACTTCTTCAGTATTAACTGTTGATGCATTAACATATTTGAACTGACCTGTACCTTTGTTGACTACCCACCAACCACCAACATCTTTGTCTGCTCCTTTAGCGTACCCTACCAGTTGAGGTATGTAGCCGAAGCTATCGCCTTGCTGTAGAGTTTCTAAGTTTACAAACTTATTGTTGTATGACCAAGGGGATGCAGACTTTATGTCGTCAACTTTACCATCTAAGACTAAGTCATACTCTCCTTGTATCTCTTTACCATCACCTAACTTTAAGGTGACGTTATCATTGTCTTCAAACTGGACACCAGAAGCCCGAAGTAAACCCTTAAAGACAGCCTCCACTATATCACCTAACAACATATTCATTAGGAAGTGAGGTGGAAACGGAGTCTTGTCTTTAGGGTCATTCTTCTCGAACCAGAGTTGGCACTTCGGACGACCTACGTTGGACATCCGAAGCTTGAACTCATCTCTAGGCTTCCCATTGAACTGCTTGTCTAATGCATTAGATACATCTGTTGCTACCTGATCCATAATATCTTTGGATACAGAAGCTTCTCCAGCCATAGCTTTAGCTAAAAAAGAATAGACAGATAGTTCAGCAGGGTGTTCCATTATACTGCGGCTCCTTCTACGTTTACGAAGTCAGCATCATCTAAGTCTTTGTTCATAGTCTTAGCTACAATCTCAGACATTCCTTCCGATGCACCACTACCATTCTTGGTAGCCCACTGATCAAGAACATATCCATTAGACCAAGAGATCCACTCAAAGAATCCTTTAAGTATGTCATTGTCTGCATCTACAATCTCTATCTTATCTTTTACTTGTACAACTATAGAAGCATATGTATTTCCTGTAGGAAGAGTATGCTCTTTAGCTGTTAAAGATATGTTGTAGTTTATAGGCAATGCATTCTTTCTAGATATATCTTTAATAGCCATATCTAAAGCTCTGATGCTATCTCTGTTCTTGATGTCCATAATGAATGGTATATTAGTACCAACATCAGATAGAGGCTTACCTGTCTCGTCTACAGGATCAGACAAAGTAACTGTACCAAAGACAACTTTAGTTTTCTTTACTTGTCTCATCAGTTCTTTTGTAGCTTGAGGTAGACCATCCCAATCTTGAACGTAACCTGTAGGTCTTCCAATGTTAAACCCACCTACGTTATCTTTGAGATCACCCTTGAGGTCGATAGACAGTACAGTCTTCTGCATTTGGTTAGACTCACTATCCCATCGTGTCCACTGTTGTCGTATAACGAACACTCTGACCGAAGGGTTATTGCTGTAAGCAATCTTACCATCACCTAAGTCCAACTTGTATGCACCAGAAGGTATTACTTCTATCTTCATAGACTTACCTGCTACATCTCTAGAACCCATGATGCCTGAGTGTATCTGAGTCATCCTAGCTAGGCTAGAAGATTTCTTACCACCTTCACCAACGGATACACCCATCATCTCTGACATAGACATACCATTTTCTGTGGCAACTGTTATTTCTGTATTCATATTATCTTACCTTTCATAAGTTATAAGAGCCTATAGTTTTACTACAATACGTCTTTTGTGTCAAGCCAATTATTACCTATTTTTGCTTCTAGTAACATTGGTACACACAACTCTATTCCATAGGCTTCGTGTATTATTTTATCTAAATCATCATTCAAATTACGTATAATCTGTAGCACATACTCCTTCTCATTTGGGTGTACATCAACTACGGCTGAGTCGTGTACTGTGTTAACGAGACAAGACTGCAAAGGTCTTAGTCTTTCTTCTAGTTCCATAACTACGACAGGTACAATATCTGCTGTAGCTAATCCTTGCACAGGGTAGTTCTTGATCATAGTGAAGTGAGTTACCTTACCACCTGCCCTGCGTTGTGCATCAGGGAAAGCGTACTGCCTACCTGACACGTTAGTTATCTTACCTGTAGCAAGTACTTCTTTAGCGAGAGACTTATGCCACGTAGCTATGCCTGAGTACTTATCGTTGAAGTGTGTATAGTATGAGGCTTCTGCCCTACTCCTGCCATAGCCACTAGCCCCAAAGAGAGGAGCAAAGGTATGAGCCTTCGCTTCTTGGCGTGATGTCTTCTGACCTGCATCAGTTATAACTTTAGCTGTATAACTATGCACATCAAACCCTGTGTTAATCTCATCAATGGCTGTCTTATCTTCAGATAGGTGTGCAGCTACACGAAACTCTAGCTGTGCGAAGTCAGCCTCTAAGATGTGTCCACCTTCCCATCGTGATACAAATACTTTCTTTACTGGAAACGTACCACCACGAGGCATATTTTGCATATTGGGATTGCGTCCACTGAACCGACCTGTAGCTGATACGTGTTGTGTCAGTCCAACGTGGAGTAACCCATCAGGTTTAGTGAAGATACTGATACCCTCTACGAATGTAGATAGGTACGATGTAAGTGCAGATAATCTTTTAACGTCTTGTATAAACAATACTGCCTCGTTCATTTTATTGTTACGTGCTGTACTAATAAGTATGTCGAGACTATCTTTGCCTGTCTTGAAACCATTAGCATTTACCCACGACTTATCTCTAGGTGATAACTTAAACCCTGCCACAACTCCTGTGTCTAACAGTAAGTATCCTTTTGCATTACAGTCTGGACAACCACTAGGCTTTTTAAAGTTACTACCATCTTTCTTTATTTTAAATACTTTACCTTTTCCTTTACACTTAAAACACATCTTAGCTTTAGTCTTACTTAATATAGTACTGTAAGTACTAAGTGTATCTTTAAACTCTTCAGGTGATATAGACTCAAATGTATCCACCCAAGTTTTTTTGTCAATGGGGGTGCGACTAAATAACACTTTAGACATTTGTTCACCACTGTTGAGATTGATTGGTGTGTCACCCATGTACTTGCGTACTGTAAGATTGAGTCTGTCTTCTATCGCTACCTTCTCATCTTCAAACTCTTTGCGTACACTCTGCAAGACATCTGCATCAATCTTTATACCATTCATATACATACGAGTAAGTGTTTTGCATACATTGAAGGTTATGTCTCTGACGTTGTGCAAGGTTTGACTTTCAGCAGTAGCATAGTCCTTTTCTTGACTGTGATATAGTGACGCAGTTGCATTTAAGTCACATCTTAGGTAGTGATCTAGCTCTTTTATAGGTATCTCATTCGTATTATACCCATCTTTGTAGTATTTCTTGAGCGTGTCGTCCTTCTGATGATCTAATTCACGATACTCTGCACACGCTTCAAGGCTCAGAGGACGTTTTTGACCCCTAAGTAGTACATATTCAGCTAACATTGTGTCATATATGTCACCATCATACTTAAAACCACTAGCCCACAGCCACATCAAGTCGTGTTGTGCGTTGTGCATTACCACTAGAGTAGCATTATCTAACACAGCTTGTAGTTGTCTTGCCCGGTCGCCCGATATGTCTTGATAGTCAACGTGATCAAACGTCATAACGTACTGTTCATCAGGGTTGTCTAGGTTTTGTATTCCTACTTGTGTCAATGTATTGGTAGGCTCAAAGGGATCAAGGTGTGTCTTACCATCTCTCTTTGTTACTGTGTTCTCTACATCTAGTACTAGTCTCATCTATCTTCTCCTCAAATAAAATTTTCACTAGAATAAAACTTAAACCGTTTGTTCTTAGAGCTTGCTCTATTCTTAACTGCTTTCATATTATCTGAAACTGAAACCCAACGCAAGTTTTCTATTTTATAGTCTAGTTTATCCTCATTTATGTGGTCTACATTATAATTATCTTTTGGTAATTGGTTAGGTACAAATGCCATTCCAAATATTCTGTGTGCGTATACTCGTTTACCCTGTTTTCCATTATTAATAGTATAACATGGATATACTGCACGACTACAATTTGGCATGATGGTATTTCCTGTGTGTGTATTAACAATATAAGGAAAGTCTGTGCGACTTTCATACATAGGTAATGGGTGTATGCCCCCAGTAGAGTACAATAAATATTTTTCTTTTGGTACAGACTTTAAGAAATCTGAAGTTCTGTTTAAGTCAACTCTACGTTGACCTGATTCTCCAAAAAATATTGCTATGTCTGCTATATCTAATACATCTTGAACTAAAGTTGTATCTTCTTTTATAAAGAAATCTAACTGTCTCATGCTGAATACCTAGCTGTATCTCCATCTAACTCAACTGTTATGCGACCATGCCACCCACCTTGTAATTTATTTTTAGATATAATCAAGTGTCTCTCTGGATCTTTGTCGCCACTATCGTAGTCTACTCTGTTCATTGATATGAGTATCATCAAGTCTGTCTCTGCGGCTTTACCTGTCTTACTACCTTCAAGCATGGACTGATCTACGTTGACTACATTCTGTGCTGATGCTGATAGCTGTGACATATAGAAGATAGCACAGTCATACTGTTTAGCTATGTTACGAGCATGAATGGCGGCATCTTTTAGATACACATCGGACTTATCACTAGTACGTGAAGCAAACTTATCACCCATGTCAAGTACAACTATGTCTGGCTTGTACCCTTTGATGACAGCTTCAACCCACTCCATCGTTTTACCAGTGGTATCTTTTAGTACGAGTTGTTGCAGTACAGGGTTATACTTTTGTGCTGCTTTAAGTGGGTTAGCTACGATCTGTTTACTTGTCATTCCTGTAGCTGCATTCATGTATCTTTCACCTACCCTATCATACGATTCTTCGTTAACTAGCACCATGCACTTAGCACCTTGAGAAGCGAACCCCCCTTCAGAGGCTATAAGAGAGGCGTGGAAGCTTGTCTTTCCTGTGTTAGGTCTTGCACCTACCATAATTAAATGACCCCCACTCACGCCTTCTATTCTGCGACCAAGGCTAGGAATGTTAAACTTCCATTGTGCTTGCTGTTGGTTCATTTTGAGTAGCGTATCCATGCTTATGTCATCCCATTCCACCTTGAGGTTAGGCATGAAGTCATCTTGGTAGTCTGTGATTACATTACGTATAGCTTCTAGGCTGTGAGACTTACCATTTACGTAATCCAATCCGATGTTAGCTATCTTCTCTCCTACTACTCTTTGGAATAGTTTAGATAAAACATCTGTAGCTATGTCATTACTAAGAGGTGTCTCTCTATCTATCTTTCTAAACAAATCTCTAAAGACTTCTTTGTTTGCAGTAGTCATTGTTCCATTGTTAGCATAGAACAAAGCTTCAAGTGTAGATGTAGTTAAAGACTTCTCATACTTTTCCATAGCGTATTCAAGCGTCTGCTTTATCTTACGTAAGTCCTTTGTGAATAACGAATCAGGAAATCTTATACCTTTGTGTTGGTCGTAGATGTCCTTATCCATCATCGTTTTAAGTAAGGCTAGTTCGTGCATCATTGTGTGTACTCCTTTAATTTTAATACATCTTCTTCTGTTTTATATTTAATGTCATCTTGTAACATCATTACCATTGTGTTGATCCCTGTCCAAGATTCAATCTCCCTTTTGTACTCAATGCTTTTATGTGTAGCGTCAGGATCAAGTGCTACAATAATCTTTGTGTAGTCTTGTAAGTATTCCATATGATCGTAGTTTATATTAGTACCTAAGATTGCTATGCCTGTGACATTTGGACACACCTTTGCTACAGTGATAGCACTAATGACATCTTCTACTAGTACAACTACTCCGTTTGGCTCACCCATACATCTAGTATAAACATATGCATTACCTGTGTACCTATACCATTTAGGTACAGCACGACTAGCATAACCATTAAGTGATCTACCAATCGCATCTATTAACTTTCTGTGCTTATCTCGTATCAGAAACACAGCACGTTCATCTTTTACATCATACATAACATCTTTATATTCACTCTCTAAGTTCCACCTAGATATAAACCTATGATAGGTAGTCTGTGATGGTTCAGGATAAGTGATATATTCTGGTATCTCGAAGACAGGTATAGTCTTTTGTGCTGTTTTTTCTAACTCGTTTCTGTAATCAGTTATCTTTTTTCTTATTTCTGTAGCAGACAAACTAATATTTAATACTCCTTTACTTAAACAATTAAGTTTATAGCAGTTATACAACACAACACCATCTTCTCGTGTGGCAGTAAAAGTATTAATAGATCTGCAAACAGGACAGTCACCTCTAAAGTTTTCACCTTCTTTAAGATAAAGGTCTTCTATGTATTCTTTAAGATTGTTTTCTTCCATCTCTTCTCCTCTCTTGTGCATCTTTTGCACCACTAAATGTATTGACTAAGTAAGGCACAAGACTTTGATGTGACTGATGCCCTGTCACTTGCTTTATACCTATCCAATCAACGCCTACTTCTGACATCTCTACGACAGCAGTACGTCTAAGATCCCTAGCTTGTAGCTCATTAGATAGATTAACTTCTTGCTTTACCTGTTTGAAAAGCTTAGATATTTCATCTTCTTCATAGCAAGAATAGTTACCTGCCCTCGCTACAGTACGAGGTGCTACATACTCTGACAACCCATCATACTCTTCTTTTTGTTTTTGCAGAACTTTAGTTAACGTGTCACCTATAGATAGGTGTACGTCCACTCCTCTTTTGTTTTGACGTATGTCCATTCTTTGTGCAACTAAGTCTACAGAGTCCCACTTCAACAATCGTATGTCACCTACACGTTGTCCAGACTCATAAAGTATATGACATATCAATCCAATACTACGCCATTTAAAGTCTGAGTATGCCGTGTTTAAAAATAGTTTTACTTGATCATAAGTCCACACAGTTCTGCGTGGTTTACATTTTAATTTAGGAACAAGTGCCATAAGATTTTGAGGTATGATACTGTGTCTAATACAATCGTTTAATACTATACTAACATTAGTTGATATATAATTAGCGGCTCTAGTTCCTTTGTCCAACCACGTATCATATGCTGTATTAAGATGGGCATACCTTATATCTTTTACAGGTAGTCTGCCTAGTATCTTATTACCTTGTACCTTAGTTTCACAAGCAACTTTTAAGTTACTCATATATTTTTTCTGACTAGATGTAGTTAAAGCACAGAAAGATTTACTTCTCATATAGTAACTACACGCAGTTTCAAAAGTTGAATTGTGTTTTAATTCAATGTGTCTCATAGTGAAAATATATATAAAATGATAGCTAAAAGTACTGCAAATTCAAGTACTTCTCTAAATGTAGGCATCATTTTACTACCCTTAGATGTGACCTGTCACCTTTACGTTTAACTGGTGGGTCACGCTGAAAAGATTTTTCTATGATTGCAACCGATGCATCAGCCATAGCGTACACTAGACGTAGTGTCTCTATTCTCAAATCATCATACAACTCAGGATGTTCTTCTTCTAAATCAAACTCTGGTTGTTCAGTACTTATATAAGTAGTTATGTCATCCCGGTAATCTCCTAAATGTTCCGCTACTGCTTCAGCAAATACATCAGATACTATAGGCATGAAGTGATAATCTTCTTCATCGTAATGAACTATTGCGTAGTGTACTTCTGGTAAGTCTTCATTTGTCATTGTCCTCTATCCTTTCGATTGTTATGGAGTCTGCTAGTGTGCCGAACTCTTTGTATTGTGCTGCATAGTAGTCTCCGTAGTTAGCTATGTGCCTGTATAACTCGTAAGGGTCGCCAGAGTCAACTAGCACACCCTCATGTCTAAAAGTTATATTGTATTTAGGTATCGTCTTTTCCTTTCTTAGTCTTTGTTAATATGTTTATTATTTTATCTAAGTGTTGTATCCTTTCTTCTAGGAACTGTATCTTAGCGTCTATGTGTCTGATCTGTGTCATCAAACTTAGTCTTTCATGTGTTTCAAAATCCATCATTGTAACCACTCTGGCATAGCCCTGTTCTTGTTCCATCTAGCAAAGCCCATTTTGTCACGCTTGTAGAATGCACGATAGGCTTGGATAGGATACTTCTCATCTGTTTTGCAGTCATCGTGACCACTGAAACACTGAGGGTGTGGTGTCAATGCACCTATTGGAATATAAGAAACACCTTGATGAAGAGAGTCGTGATGTTTAGCACAGCCGTGTATCTTGCCATATCTGTGTGTATACTCATTGAGCATAGCATCATACAGTAGCCAAGCAAACCTGTAGTTAGCATTAGTCTCCATTGCCCAAAGTGTACATGGGTGCTTTTGATGCACAGGTTTGTACAACCCAAGTCTTTCTGCATACTCTGGTGCATGATGCCACAGGCTAGTGCATAGCATCTGTGCTTCTTCTAGTGGCATCTTCACTACGTGTTGGTCACACAACGCTTTAGCTATAGCGTCAGGGTGGTAGTCTATTATAAATCTATTCATCATCGTCCTCCTCTATTTCTACTATTTCAATAATGTCTTCGTCATATCCCCCTTCATAGGTTTTCCAATAACCTTGTTCTTGAGCTTCATAATATGCTTCATCATAATTCTTTGCATTAACTTTAGCTACCTCAGTAGCCATATAACTTCTTGTTACTTCGTATCTAGGCATCTTCATACTCCTTTGTTGGATGCCATATGTCAATACAAGCACCACAGTTATTGCACAATAATGTAGTGCAATCTTCAAACTCAGGGAAGCCCTCAGTTAATTGAGTATCACAATACATACAGTATTCAATCAGCATTAGTTATCCTCCTATAACACTCGTTACTTCTTCAGTTGATTCTTGTGACAAGTTAGTAAAGTTAATTGTCATCTCGTCATCATCCCAGATATCCTCGTTTACTTTCCAGTACTCAACACCTGTGTCAAATGTGAGCCTATACAAAGCACGTAGTAGTTCTGATCTAGTCATATTTCATCTCCTCTCTTGGATAGTATACGTCCACAATGCTGTTACATTTAGGACAGGACAGGTTAGTAACCATGATGTAGTCTTCTTCATCTTCTAAATCGTGGTCACCTCCCCAGATTAATTCAGTTTGACAATGCCAACAGTTCATTCAAAAACAACTTCATAAGATGTGGTTGCACCAGATTTGGGGTCAAGTGCCATCATACGCTCTTTACCCTTTGTAAAATTTTTATAGTCTTTAGAAACCTTGCGAAAGTTTGCTTTTGATATATGAATCTTACCATTTTTTATTTCATATGTCTTCATCTTGATACTCTTTCTCTAAATATTCCCACGCATTTTCATAAGCATGGTGCCAATCTGTATGGTAGCCTGTGGCTATGTCATCATCAGCAAGTCTTTTTGCCATATGATTAAAACTATCCTCATGGTCAAGCGGTAATTCACTCATCTTGATACTCCTCTTCATCGTCTTTCTGCATAAACGCATCAAGGCTGTCTGCCTTTGCTACCTCTGTATAGTGGTGATACATTTCATCATATGCAAATTGCAATAATGTCTTCATATCCCAATCATCTATACATTCCATGCAAGCCTCTGCAATCTCATCGTCTGTGTACTTACTCATTTTGATACTCCTCTTTTAGTTGTTCTAATACATTTATAGCCGTATGAATGTGACCTGTGCCACGATCTTTTATCTTCTTTGATAGTATAGATATTATCTGATCAATCCTATCTTGTAAGCTAATAAAATTGTTAGTCATCTTTATCCTCTCTTTCTATTCTAGTTACTTCATATTCGTCAAGTATATCCCTGACCATTTGTTCGCCATGAGCATATATATACATATGAAAAGGATATAAATATGCACCGTCTAATTGTACCTTATATCTAATCCATTCTGGTTTAGGATATATCATTTGAACTTCTCCTTTTCTTTAAACTTTTGTCTGTTGTAGTGTGCCTTACTTCCTTTCTTAGGTGGCACAACTTGCGGTGGTTTGCGATCCTGTAACATAGCTTTAGCTACAGGATTGCGTACCTTTATCTTAGGAAGTTTCATTTGAACTTTTCCTTGTACCATTTGATTTTTAAATCTCTAACTTTACGAGACAAAGAATAGTATTGGTTATACAAGTTATCTTCATACTCTTTTATCTCATCGTTAGCTTGCTCACTTTCATGTATGTCTTTAGATAGTCGGGACATTTTATCCCGACATACCTTTATCTGTTGTGTTAGTCCTACGATAGTCATGCCGCTAACTCCAAGAACTCAGGGCTACTCACCCACTTACTTACCTCTTGCTCTCTAGCTAACATACTCACAGCCTTGGTGTCGTTGCCTGTGTTACGTAAGGTAAACCCATTACGCTCATCAGCATATGATGCGTAGTTCGTGAACGCACTATACAAAGCGAACAGATTGTTACCTCGTGTTGCTCTCTCACTTAGGAATAAATCATGCAACTTACGAGACTTACGTTCCGACTTGACTATTTTGTTGATAGCCTCACTTACATAAAGAGAATCTGATAGGTTAGTATCAGCCCATGACTGTAGTCGTTTGCCTTGTAGGTCGAAGTTAGTCTTAGCTACTCGTAACTCACGCATGAAGTT